GTCGGCGGAATCCGGACGCCCAGCGCGTTCAAGATGGTTCTTGCTAAAATGAGAATCCGGTATTACCGAAGTAACAACCGGTTCCTGATTCTTCGACAAGAAGAACTTGAGGAGAGCACCGTAGTCACCAAGTGGATCATTTGGTATACTACGTCTAATTACAGCTGCCCTGACAAGGGGCATCTGCAAATTAGGATGAATCCTCTCAGTTTGGTAACCAAGATAACTCATCTTGCCCTTACCTGGCGAAGTTGGACCAGTTGCTGGAAAAGGAATTATCCTCTCCAGCACTTCATCCAAGAATCTAACCGCGTTCCAAAGCCCAGCCATATAAAACTGGTTGCGCAGTGAAACCGTAGATTCGACTTCGTTGACGTGCTGCCGTTGTTTCGGGAGCATTCGACGAACACGTGTAATGGATACATCGTGTCCGTTGTAGTACTCCTTCCCGCAAGACTCTCGGAACTTACCGTTCCAAAAAGACTTACGGAGGTTCACTTTAAAGCCAAAAGCTTCAAGTGTCTCTACAACGGATTGCGCAAATCTAACGGGAACGATAATATCGTCTCCGTAGACGCGCACCTGGCCTTGAAAAGAGTAAATCTCCTTCAAGGTCAACCGGTGTCCTAAGCTCTTCTCTATGCCACAGAAGATAACAGTCAAAAAGACTGCAGCTTCCATGTCAAAACAGAGAGCTGAACCCATTGACGCGAACTTGGACAGGTGTATAACACCATGTCCAGGAACATCTGCCTTCCGGCTTCTTGTAGCCTGGACTGCCTCGTCTAAGACGGGAAATCTAGACATAAGAGTCCGTACATGCAGATTAGAAACGCGGTCAGAAGCTTCACTCAAATCGAGTGTAGCTAGGTTCCCAAATTGAGAACCTTCTAAGGCAGCACGCTGATTAGGCGTCTGGTCCTTAGTACTGAGAAAAGATGCGAGGAGTCTATCCCTCTCTACCTCTTCTCGAATCATGCTAAGAATCCCCTGTTGCATATATTGCATATAGGAAGGTTCCATGGCAATGATTCGCGGCGTTTTTAGCGTTTTTGGGACAGAGATAACCCTTACGGGCCTCTCTTCCCAAGGTTCGCGGATGTCAATGCATGTCAGATTGGCAAGTGCCAAGCTGTAACTCGATGAAAGGTAATCCATAAATGGAAAAACCTCGTCAAGTCGACTGGACCACTCCTGGATCCGGTATTTCTTGTTTCCAAGAATCCGATCCGCGGTTGATCCACGTCCATGCTTCGGAACAAGTTCACTACGGTATAGCCGGTTGGCTAGCGTTGAGAACAAATTCCGATATAGCAACGATCCTAGACGCTCGTATTGCTCTTTGTGAGAGTTTACGAACGAGGATTGATGCTTAATGACATCCAACTCACACTCAAGATACTGAGCGAAGGCTGCATCTACTCTGTCATCCCGACAGGGTAGTAATATTTTACCAAACATCAGCGAAAGCTGACGGATGGCAAATATAGCATCTTCATTCGGATTCTCGAGTAGGATACCAGTACCACGGTCAAACACTTGATCAAAGAAACCTCCGAATAAACGGGGGAGACTTCTCTGAAACGCATAACTGCGAAACAGAGAGTGATCTACTCTACCTAGCTCAAGACTTCTTTCGAAGTCCTTTGCAAAGTCGGGCAGGGTTATCGTTAAAAACGATATACCTTCATGTTTGACTCGAGTCGTGATCGTTTTAAGATCACGGCTGGTGCTAACGCGACATAGTGTCCCCATATCATGGAAGACACATGTTAGGAGTAACAACAGACTTTTCAAACTTCCTCCTTAAATGAGGTTTAGTTTTCTGAGTTATGCTGTTACCAATCCTTAGCTGTTCGGAACAAGATTCCAGGACAAAATGGCCCAGAACACTGCGTTTAGACTCAAGGAAATACTCAAAAGAGTACCCATGAGAATAAACCAACCAGGGGTATTACCCCCCGGTTCGCGGTGTTTTGCTCCGGTCATGCTCAAATCTCCCCGCCCAAAAGCTGGGTGACTCGAGCACCAGAAGACGCAGTGAGATACGCGGTAAGCGCATCAACAATCTGCTTCTGCTCCGTCACTGTATATCCGGTCTTCGGAACATCAACGACCATGTAAACACTCATGGATCGAAGAACGTTCTGAGCCGAAATCAGTGGATCGGTGGCATACTTCTGGTGATCAAGACGGATCTGCCTGCGCGTCCGCGCACCATACTGGTGCGAAACGCTAAGCTTAACCGTCGCGTCGTCTTTGGTAAAATTACCAGAGTCGACGCCGCTGCTCGTACGCGGAAGCGTCTGAGCTACAGCGTTGATAGTGACTGTTTGGGGATCGGCGAAAGCCATAACTGTACTCCATGGTTAATGCTCCTTTTGGGAGCGTTGATTATATACGTCCTCAAGAACATGAGGACGCCTCCTATCTCAAGGAGGTTGGAGTCTTGGTTAAGCCAAGAGCAGCCAATATGGCCCAGCGTTCCGGCGTCCAAGACGTCGGATCTAGGCCGAATCCATAAGGTGTCGCCCTAATCCGCTGCTTCCTAATAACACGGGAAGTTTTGGATATAGGTCCCAAACGGTTAAGAACCCCGTTTGAATATACGGCAGTGGTAGTTGTTGTGACTATATCAGTACACATCAAATACCCATACCGTAAGACAAGACCGTCGGTCTGGAATGACTCAATATTTTCCAAAATCTGGCCAATATTGAACACCCAGTCGACGAGCCAGCTCCATGGCTGTAACTCCCAGAGGACTTCAGGCGAAAGCCTGGCTCCAACTAGTTTCCTAGCTAGAGCAGCATACACTTTCATCTTGCTAGCGGGATCAATCCCGTCAGGAAGATAATATGTGTACTGTCCACTGAACCAGATCTTACGATCATGGTTAGTTACTTGCCAAAGCCTTCCATTAAGTCCCAGATTAGAATTAATCTGGGTATCATTACTACCCAATCCAAAGCAAGCTGCTGAAGTAGTAACCCCAGCAGTAATGCTAGTAGAAAGGTTAGTATGAATTTCTGGAAAGCTATATTTCCGACGGATACCTTTGCCTGAATCGGCAAGGTATTGCTGCACGGTGTCGTTAGACCCTATGACAGCTCTTGCAATACTCTCAATGTCCCTCACTAGAGGGGCCCATCCGAATACCGAGTTCAGGTACTCTCTTCCCGCTGAGCGGGCAAAAGCAGTACGTGACTGGAAATTCAGAATAGTGCCCATTACCTTCGGTATTCCACCGACGGTTCTGAGTTCTCCGAGAGCGTTAGCCATGTCGGAAATCGGTTTAACAGGTACTGTTCTGTTAATAGCGTTTGTCCCATACCAACTGCTATCAAACGCAGGTACGGCAGGGAAGTCGCCAGTAACAGGCAGACTCGAACTATTTCGAGGTATCAAAGGACCAATGTAACGAGAGTTACTGCCTTTGAGACTAACAAGAGGATGGGACAAGTCCCATTCTTGTTTAATAGTATCGAAAGGATGACCCGTATCATACGGGGAATAGCCAAGCCAGTTCCGTGATATAATGTCACGATACCAAGCTGAAGCCATGTCATCTCCTGTGACCGAATCGACCCCTTTCGTCCTAAAGGACGTAGTGGTCTGAGTGGGGTTGCATGTACGGAGAGTATACTCAAAAGATTGAGCAGGCTGACCGTTATTATGCACCCAATCAACGACTCGTGGATAGTCTGGTAAGACTCTCGACGAATTGAAGATACCACTCATTTGGAGCTCCTTATAGATTCACTGATGGATTGTCCGCAATTTCGTACACTGTTCTTTTACGGACTGATGCGAGCTTGTGGCCCTAGCGCGTTATAGCACTGGTGGCTAACCTAAGGGTTAGC